CCATGAGGCTTGCCGCCCGTGTTCTCGGTGTGACAGATCGGGCAGCGTTTCATTTCGGCCATGTTGGCTTCCAGTCGTAGATTCCGTTCCGCTTCGGCGGGTCGCGGTATTTGTGTTCCTCAGCCTCCTCAGCCGCCTTCTGAAACGTGTCGTAGACCCCGAGCTGCTTCGGGATCACCCGCCCGTCCTCACCACGCCTCCATAACACGAATTCTTGCTTTCCGTTTACCGAGTGCCCCCGGATACTGAACCGCCGGCACGCCGACGTTTTACCCCAGAAGTCGCAGTCCTCCCAGATGAGAGGCCCGGTTAGGTTCAGCTTACCTTGGCTCATCGGCCCACTCAGGCTTCTTGCCTGCCTCGCCTTGCGCGTCTTGGTAGTGAACCATCTTGGCGCCGAAGACTTGCTGGAAGGTGCGAATCACTTGGAAGTCATCCGTGCCCATAGCCTCGAGCATACGCTTCGCCATGTCCGTCTCTGCCACCGGATCAGCCAGCTTGATGCGCTTTTGACTCGTACTGTGGTTTTTATACAACTTGGGGATTTTCATACCGCCCCCACGTCAACTGGGGAAAAACTGGGGAAACGACCAAAACGTGCGTAAGTCCTTGATTCTTGGTTCCCCCAGTTGGATCGGGTATATATAACTGGGGAACTGGGGAACTTGGGGGAAAACCCCAAGATTCCCTCCCCCAGTTGCTTGAGCAACATGGGGAAGACTTGGGGAAACTGGGGAAACTGGGGGAAAGTTTGTTGCTCAGAACGGCACATCGTCAGCCTCCTCGACCGCCTCACCGGCCTTATACGCCGTGAAGTACCTGCCCTTCGCATGATCCCGCGCCTGCACTTTGGTGATGCTGCCGGCCTTCTCCCACTCATCCAGCACCCGCCTGACCGTCGCCCTAGCGCCAGCGTCGTTGATGTCCAACTCCATGTGCTTCGCCACGATACGCCCCGCCCACTGCGTGCTGCGTACATCGGCCCGTACTAGCAGCGGGTCTTTTGTATACGCCGCCTCAAGTTCGCGCAATACGATTGCCTTCTGCCCTTGCGTCAGTTGTGTGTCAGCCGTCGGCGGGTTCCACTCCTCGACCACGCCCACCTTGTCGCCCTCGGTATAGATGCCGTCGGCGTTGCCCAACTCCACGCTCACCAGTTGCCGCCACAGTCGCTCGTCCGTCGGCGGCCTCATGTTGGCCTTCGGGTTCTGTAACCAGAAGTACCGCCGCCGCTCCTTCACGTCGATGCTGTACCGCTCGGCCTCGCCCTGGCTCATGGGTGACGCGATCCGCACGCTACGGCACGCGCCAAGTAACGCCGAAGCACCGCGCACGTCCTCGCTCGACGCTTCGTTGCCGTTGCCCTTGCGGAAATGATGGACAATCTCGACCGCTATATTCCCTTGCTCTGCGATGGCGCGCCATTCCCACATGACCTTTTCCATCGCCGGGTTGTCGTTCTCGTTCACGCCATGGGTAGCGATGAACGGGTCAAGGATCATCACGTCGATGCCGAGCGCGTTGATCTGCTCGACGATCTGCTCACGCACCGCCGGCACTTGCATCACCGTGCCGTCAACCGTCTCTGCCACGATGATTCGCGTGTCGCGTCCGCTCGTGATGAAAAGGTTGTTGGCGACCTCGTGTGCGTCCAGCTCGTAGTTCATGCAGATCGCGCCGAGCCTGCGCTGCAACTCCTCAAGCGGGTCTTCGCCATTGTGTACCCAGACCTTCAACGGCCCGGTCGGTAGTTGCCACTTGCCGCGAAAGAGATCGCGCCCGAGTGCCATGCTCACCGCCTCCACCATCGTCATCGACGACTTACCGCCACCACCCGCACCGGCAGTCATGCCTACCATGCGGCGCATGTAATGGAATCCGTACAGCCATTGCCGAGGTGGAATTGACTTCGGATCAATCGGCTCCCAGCGCCGCGCGGAAATACCGCCACCTGTCGGCGCGACGCCCTGCACGATACTGAACTCAGGCTCAAATGATGGTGCCATGCCCTGCGCCTCCGGCAGGTTTTCGTAACTACGAATATCCACCTCGGGCAAGTCCTTCGGCGGCTCCGGCACCACGTTAATCCTCACGTCCGGCATCGTGCCGCCAAACTTACGCACCGCACTCGCCGCCATCGGCTCGATGCGGCTGCGTAGGTCTACCCCGTCTCCGTTCAGGCTGCTGCCGCGATCGAGTAATTCGTTAAGCGCCGCCACGATATCGTCGTACCCCATACCGCGCGCCGCCCAGCGGCTCGATAACTTGAGCATGGATTCGTAGCGCCCCTCACCACGTTCAAAGGATTGCAGCAGGTCTTGATTGGTGCGCGTGTCACGCCCGGTCTTCGGATCGGTGTTCTGCCCCTTAAAAAATAGCGGCTCAAGGTCTGCCGCCTGGTCGATGCACCGCCCGTGCGATTCAAAGAACAAGAACTGAGCGCCGCGTACCCTGCCGAAGTAATAACTCTGGCTTAGGGTAAAGCTCTCCCGGCTGGCAATGCCGCCCAGCGCACGATTAGCCCGCGCGACAAACAGCATCCGCTCAGGCGGCGCCGCAGGCTCGGCTAACGGCAGAATTGCCCGCCAGCGTGGCGCGCCGGTCGTATGGTTGGCAGAGGTGTAGATAAAGGCCATTACCCCAGCCGATTGCAGGCGCAGATGGCCCTCCTCTGGCGACACCTCCTCGCCGTCATAATCCACCTCGACGCCATAAACGCGCTGCACGTTGGCCCCGTGCCGAAGTCCCCCGCCATCGCTAACCAAGTCACCGTACTCGCACAGGCTCAAAAGCGGGCAGGCCGCTTTGCTCATGTAAACAGGAGCATTGGCTAACGCCCTGACAAGATCGACCCAAGGCGTATCTGGATGCTCTTCTTTTTCCTTGGCCTGTACGTTCTTGAATACCGTGTAGGTGATGAGCGGCCCGCGATCGTCTACCACGGTCTTGTTCATCGTCGCCATGTCAGCCACCCCGCCACCTTGTCGATCGCGCGGTCAAGCCAGTCCTTCTCCGGCTCCTGCTCCCAGACCACGACCGGGTTGACCGGCACGGGCTTAGGTTTCTTGGCTCGCGGTTTGCGGGCGGGTTTGGTGGTTTTTTTGGTTTGTTTTTTCATGGGTAGATATCCGGCCTCAGAGCCTTGCGTGATACACCAGTTGCCGCCTCTACGGCAAGGACGCGCAAGGGTGGCACACGGCCTTGCCTGACCCAGCGGCTTATGGCTGCCGGGGCTATGCCGAGTTCACGGGCCAGGGCCGACTGACCGCCGGCCTCCGATACTGCGTGGATGAGTGCCGCCGCTTGCGGCGTGATCTTTTTGTTCATCCCTATATCTTAACCTGTGGTTATTGCGCCACGCAACCCTATTGTTGTCCGTTTAGTGGTCGCATGAAAAATATATTAACCACCTGTTGCAATCCGAAAAAAGCCTTGGTACAGTACACACATGGACGGCGCAGTGCCGGACAGAAGTGAAAAGAAGGAAAAAACAATGATTAAGATGAAAAAACTTTCGGCTGGCGGCTCAACCTTTTGGCATGTCGCTCTTGAGATCAATGGCAAGTCGTATGATTTCTTCGGAAACAAGTACGGCATCAAGGTTGAATATGTAGTCCAAGCTTCAATCGGATCGGGCCGTGGAGAAACACTGCAAGAGGCTCTAGCTCGAGCGATTAAAAACGCGACTAGCAATCTTAATCAGGAGGCAGCGGCCTAAGCCGCCCCGGGAGCACGCCATGCTAGACATCATCCTCCCCGCCTCCCACCACGAATATCAGCAGCTGATATTTCTAGCCCAAGTTTTTGGAGTCATCGCCGTGGCGGGAATTATTGGCGCGATCGTGCGACCGGAGGAGTGGTAATGCTCTTCACCCACGCCGGCTCGCTGCCCCAGCATCGTTATATCTGGATCGAACCCAACGCGATCGGCAAGCACGACTGGCTCAAGGCCGTCTGGTTTGGCCTCACGTCCTACCCTGGCCGAATCTGGGGCTGCCACGTCATGTTGGAGAGTGGCGCCGTGTACCGCAACGTGCCACTGCACCATCTCGCCTCAGATTGCACGGTAGACGAGCCGTGGACTCCAGCACAGGCGCAGACGTGGGACTGCTACGGCTGGCAGTTCAGCACGATTGAGTACCCGTTCTTGCAGAGCATGAATTGCCGTGTTCGCCTGCAAGACCGCGACGAGAGGCGCGGCATGTACCTCTTCACGGCAGTGCCGGTCGGTGACGCATTCAGCGCGGCGCCTGAGCAGAGCAAAGAGTTCTATTTCGTGCAGCTCGAGAATGGTCGCTTTACCGCGCAGCCGACAAACCACGTCCTAATTGAGGATCGCTCGTTTGTGCGCAAGGAGCTGGGCTGGCCCGACTTCCTGCGCCGACAGACCGATTGGCACAGCGCGGAGGAGACATGATGGCAATCTTAGGCGGCATCGCCGCGACGATCTTCTTGCTGCGGTTCATCCACGGCCTCATTGAGCACCTGCGCGACCGCCGATTCAACCGCGCGACGCGCAACCATTTACATGAAAATTGGCGGCAGGTTCCCCCGCCAAACTGGCGCTCCGCACGGGGCGGTAGAGATTACTGGTGAACCGTAAAAACGAAGGAGAGTTAGTATGAGTTTGATTATCTCTGAATCCGGTGGTGGTAAGTACCCCGAGCGTAAGCCTTTACCTGCTGGCGCGTACACTGCGGTGCTCGACCTCGTTTGCGACCTTGGTGTGCAACCGTCACCGGGCGGTCAGTTTGCACCGAAGCGCACTGTGCTTTTGCGCTTTCAGATTCCAAGCGAGCGCATTGAGATCACTAAGGATGGGCAGACGAAATCCTTGCCAGCCGTTATCAGCCGCACACTTGGCCTTTCATTGAATGAGAAGGCGACCTTGCGCCAGCTTTTGCAATCTTGGCGTGGGCGGTCTTTCACGGCAGAAGAGTTAAAGGCGTTCGATCTTTCCAAGATTCTTGGGAAGCCAGCGTTTATTAACGTCACGCACTCCGTCAAAGGCGACCGTACTTATGCAAATTTGACGAGCATTATGCCCTTGCCGAAGGGAATGCCCGCGCCTGAGCTTGAGGGTGAAGCGTTGATTTACTCAACGGACAATCCTGACTCAGAAGTTTTTGACCGCTTGGCACCATGGATTCAGGACAAGATCGCCAATCGCATCTTGGACATCCCGAAGGCGGCCCCCGCTGCCAAGGCTGCGGCACCTGCGGTGGTTGAGGAGTTCAAGGATGATGAGGTGGCGTTCTGATGCCCACTCCACGCCAAGGATACAAGGCGGCAGACGGGAAAAAGATTCCGTCCGTCACCACGATTCTCAAGATCAAAGACCCCGGTGCATTGATTAACTGGGCCTACAAGACGGGTCGTGAGCATGGCGTGCTGGAGGGGCAGGGCAATCCTGCCCCTTCTGGTCTATACGAAGGCAGCGACATCCTCGCCATCGGAACCGCCGTGCACGCCATGTGCGAGGCGTTCGTCAAGGGCGGCGACCCGCAGGCCGTGCTGGATGAGGCGCTTGAGGCCAAGACCGTCGTGGATGCCAAAGCATTCCGCGCCCAGGCCGGCTCGGCGTACAGCGGATTCGAGTTCTGGGTCAAGGGCACGCAGCTTGAGATCGTGGACTGTGAGGTGGCCGTGATTAGCGAAACGCACCGCTACGGCGGCACGCTTGACTTCATCGGCAAACTCAACGGCAAGCTGGTGCTGGGCGACTTCAAGACCAGTAACGGCGTCTGGCCCGAGTACCTGTGCCAGTTGGCGGCGTATGCCAAGGCTTACGAGGAGTGCACCGGAAACAAGATTGACGGCGGGTACCACCTGCTGCGTTTCAGCAAGGAGAACGGTGACTTCGGCCACCACTTCTACCCATCTCTCGACGACGACGCATGGCCGGCGTTCCTGCACCTGCGGGCGTTGCATGACCTTAACGAGAAACTGAAGAAGAGGGCGGCATGAACGATTCAACGGACTTGATTGCCAAGGCGTTCCTCTGGCTTGTCATCGCCATCACGACGGCGGCAGCCATTGGCTTCTGGCTAGGCCTCGTCACTCGCGTCGCACGCTGGGTAGCAGGATGAGGCTGCGCGGCGATGACCCGGTGAGCAAGCCTTCGCACTACCAACTCAGGTTGCCTGACGGTGAGTCCATCGAGGCGATCGACTACATCCAGGCCGTGCTGGGCGATGACATGTTCATCAGTTACTGCCACGGTTCGGCGCTGAAGTATCTGTCTCGCGCCGGTCGCAAACTGGACTTTGCCCAAGACCTCCGAAAGGCGGCATGGTTTGCCACGCGCGCGGCGCAGGTCGTGGAGGAACGGAATGGCCCTTCGTTCTGAGCCTGTGTACTCACACACCTATAAAGGAGCCGCTCCGATGCTATTTGAAATTGATTCAGACTGCTGCGAGCAGATCGTGCGCACAGACCTGAAAAGCATGCTGGACAGTCTTGAAAAAGACTACAAGGAGCGTCAGCGCGACAAAGGTATTGCTGTGTTTGATACCAATAAGAAGCGCGACCTGGCAATGATGAAGAAGCACATCAACGCGATGAAGGTTGTTTTGCGCTATTACGGAGAGAATTAACCCCCCCACGAGGCGCGCGTCCTACACTTCGGAGCACCGGCCCCGCCGCGTCAGCCGGAACACTTATGACCACAATCGACACAGAAAGCCCGCCGCGTGCTTGGCTCAACGAATGGGTCGAGAACGCGAACACAAAGCAGCAGCTGAAGCAGGTAATTTATGAGCAGCAGGATCGGCTTGATGCTTATGTCAAGCAGATTGAGAAACTGGAAGCCGAGCGCAGCGAGATCGTGCGCTGGCAGGTGGAGACGACATACATCGACATGATGCAGAAGTCCATCATCCAGCGGTACAAGGTGGCGCTCGAGACGATCGCTA